CACTAAATGATTTAAATATCTTTCTAACATTTTCTTTCGTTAAAGTATTTGACTCTTTTAACTCACTATCACAATTAAGCGCATGTAAAAAAGCGAAAAAACCATCTGTTTTTCGCTTCTCTTTATCCACCTTTTTATATTCAATATTGCCATTCATTTTTTCTTCTTTATAGACATTTCCCACATACCAACGCATTAACGGATCATCACCAAAAACAATGGTATGTTTAATAAAAACCTCTTCTACAAGCGGAGCAAGCTTACTATGCGTCGCTGGACCACGACGAACAATTTCAATTTCAAAACCAGCCTCTTCAAGTGATTCTTTTAAAATAGCTGAACGATATAAATCCATGCTAACTTTTTTTATTCGGTATTCTTTATTCATCATTACGAACCAATCTCGTACATGTTCTGCACTGATCGATTTGTCATAAACAACAGTTAGTAATTTTTTTTCAATTGCAATTCGAATAATGTCCGGATTAATATCTTGCAATTTAGGCGCTGTATGATGCATGAACGTATGCTGCTTCCAATATCGTTTCCCATCTTTTTTAAATAGGATTCCAACTGAACAGAAATCACGAATTTGTGCGAAGTCAACGGCTCCAATACATTCTATCCCTTGGACATTTTCAGGGAATGGTTGATTTGTTGCTAATCGTTCATCATAAGTAGCAACCTCTTTCCTTGTATCTTCGACAGGTAAATTCATTCTTTTTGTCATGAACTCAATTCGCAATGCGCTATTTCGTTTCATATCGTGATATTCTTTACGCATTTTATGCTGTAAATTTTCGTTATACCTATATGAAGGATTAGCTTTTTCCCACATAGACTCATCATGAACTTCTTGTTCATTATCAAGTTTGCATATAAAAGGAAATAGTGTGGAGTCTGGTAATTCTTTATTTAATACCATTTGAGCTTCTTCTTTCATATCATCTAGCACTCCACCACGGACATTTCCATCAGTTGTGATATAAAAAATCCTTGGGTCTTTCTTTTTACCTAAACCAGATGTAAAAACTTTAATATTGGAATAATCTTCATACTCATGTAACTCATCAAATATAACAGCTCCACTTCGCTTACCATCTTTTGTACGAGCATTTGATGTGTTAAATTCAAATTTAGATTTAGTTTTATAATGTTTTATAAGTATTTTCGATTTGTAAAAAACCTTTTTTAACTTCCTTGCAAATTTTGGCGCTTCTAAAATATCATAAACATCTTGAAATGACGTCTTAGCTTGATCTTCGGATGTTGCTACAATGTCTATATCATAATTTTTAATCCCATGATGTCCACTCATCATATAAAAGCTGTCATAGCTTATATATCCGTTTTTACCTGCACCACGTCCAAGTAATAGCAAATACCTATCAAACATAAGACGCCCATCTGCATAACGTACACCGTAAAAGAATGCGTTACAAAACCTTTGCCAAGCAAAAAGTGAAAAAGGAAAATAGGGGGCTGGCTTCTCCACCGATTTTCCAATAGCTTCCGCATCAATTACTACATCCGGTTGATCTAACTTCCAACGAAGGAATTTCATAAGAAGCTTTTGTTCTTCACAACTTTGGATTTCTTCATTCTCAACCATGCGCATATATTCATCAATATATGGATGATATTGATATATAGTAGGATATCTAGATGTCATCGTCTTCAGTTCCTTCTGCAATTACTGGCTCCTTCAAACCAAGCATCTTTAATAATTCTGTCATACGTTTATTCGTTTCACGAAATTCTTTTGTTGCTGGATTCGCCTTAGACCCTTTTTGACTCTCACTATTTTGCCATTCAATCATTGGGCCTTTCTTTTTTATTTCTCTAGCCAGCTTATTTTTCACATCAACCATTGTCATGTAATCATCTACAAGATCAACGTAATGCATACCGTACAAATTATTCACTTCCAATTGCTGTAATAAATCTTGCTTTATCTGTGCTTTTTTTGATAGTTTCCGCACAAGTACCCCCCCTCTTACTTTTTAATTCGCAAAAATGTTTTAACCGCTCTCCTCCCCCCGTTGAATGGTCCTCCAAAGAAAAGCCAAACTTTTTGACCGGGGGGTGTTTAGAAAACTAATTCAAAATAAGTTTCAATAAAATCCAAAATAAAAAAGACTTCTTCACTAGAAATCTTTAGAATGTCTGTTGTGAATATTAAGTTCTCCACTTCTTGTAATCTTTCTCTTACATCAGTAAGTTTAAGACGTTTGCACTTTCTTGGATTTACGCAATCTCTTATCTGACAATAACGCCAATAAGAATACTTTCTGAACTGAGTGAGCATGTCACGTTCATATGAAGTACGTTCATCCTTATCAGTATCAGCATATTGAGTCATTAAGTCGGTATCGAATGTCCAACTACCATCCACAATTATCATAGCTACCACCGTTCCTCATTAACAAACTTAGGTAACTTCTTCTCGTTCTTATCTAATCGATCATGCACTTCATTATGACATCGAATACATAAGCATTGTAAATTATCTAAGTCCATTGCTAAGTGTGGATGTGTCTTTACTTCTTTAAGGTGATGCACATTCTCAGCAGCTTTGTATTTACCTTTTGACTTACACATCTGACATTCATAATTATCACGCTGTAAAGCCTTTAACCTCAGTGCTCTCCATTCTTTAGACTTATAGAACTTCATAAGCTTACCTTCTCTTATGAGCTTAATATAGTCCATCGTTAACACACCGTCCTTGCTCTAATGCATTTAGGCTTACGATCTATAACCTGTGACTTCATCACTTTATGTCTAACATATCCATATACTTGTTTAGGTGTTGTTGGTTCATAGTCATAATCTAGGCATTGTGTAAAAGCTCTAGCCATTTCCATTATTGATTCCCAATTATCTCGAATCCAATTGCTGATTACTTTACACGCTTCATATAACTTATAGAACTCTTTTAATCTAGTCTCAATTACATCTTCCATCTCCTCAACCCTTTCTTAACTTTCTCCAAAAAAAGATATCTTCTTTGAATGTATAAACTACAATCAAAGAAAGTGTAGGACTTTTAATAATCCCGAATTTATGTAGAAAATATGAGAGCAATCCATTTTTATAATATCTCTTAGCCCATCTAATCTGAGCAATCCACATTCCTAATAGGCTCTTCATTTACTCACCCCTTATTTTTCTCTAACAAATCATCCAACAACTTGTTGGTTACACTTGTTACAGCTTCTTCCTTCTCTTCAAGTGTTGCTTTCTCTTGTAACTCATCTAACACTTGAATGACATCTGGTAACCTTTCTAATCCCACATACTGTTTTATTTTCTTTTTGCTACGAAGAGCGCGAAGGATTATTCCAATGACCATTGCTTTTTCAAGCTTATTTAATTCCACTATTCATCATCCTTTAAAATCAAATGTTCAATTCCTTTTAATCCTTCATCATCAACATGTAGAGTAACTCTTTTTAAAATTTGAATCACATCATCTAATGTTTTGATTTTATTTGGATCAATCTTGTGTGGATACGTTGATTTAAATACTATTGTTTCGTTTCCCATCATTCATCCTCCTCAAAAATAAAAAGCACCCGAATGGATGCTTTTTTAAAATAAATTATTGACCTAAAATCCCCTCAAACGCCTCATTCAAATATTCCACCAATATGCCTTCAGTGAATATTTCTTCACGTTTTTTACTGAATAGTTTTCCTTCTTGTAAAATAATTTCGTCCAAATCTTCATGTATGAATGTATCTGTTGTTTTTTTCACTTTAATAGTATTAGTACTTTCGTCCACTCTAACTCTAAATTTTACATTTTGTATTCTTAGTTCCGAATTCTCCTTCGATGTAGAAATAAAGTAATCGTATCCATCTATTTGTTTTAAACTTTCTTCAATTTTTTTCATACATGGAAGTATTACCTGATTGTATTTTTCGCGTAATATCTTTTCTTCTACATCTGCAGTCACAACTACCTTTACTCTTTCAATGAATTGATCTAAACTACTCATCCGTTCCACAACCCTTTCTACATTTAATATTAAACTTATAAACCAATACAATTGTATCATGTTCAGAATTTAGAGTCTTATTGAAAATCAACAAAAGAGCAACATTGCACTACTTATTCTTCCTTCAAAATATAAATACGGTAAATGAAGTTTTATCCTTCTTCCAATCACCTAATGTTGCCCCATCAAACCGCTCGTACATTATTAAGTAACTGGAAGAAGAGCAAAAGCTCTCCTTATTAACGGTGACATTCAATCAGTACCATCTGCTGGTTTCGGATTTTATGTGCCGTCATTATGAAGCCGTTTAGAAATTTAGAAACAACATAGTGAGTTGTGTTTTCCGCCACTTCTCACAATACAAATATATCATGTTAAAAACCAAAACGTGTCCGTAAATCGTTCGCAAATAGTCCGCAGATAGTTCGCGTTTTTTATTTCTGTATTTTTTCACATCATTTTTCAGCCTCTTTTCGCATAGTTTTGAATAAATATGTTCTTTAATCCTTGAAAATGAATTAGCTATAAACTAGATTGTGTTAAATTAGACCATTTCGTTTCTTCTTAGAGTTATCAAGCTTTTCCACACTTGCTATAAATGAATTTGACACTTTTCTTTTGTGGCCAATTCCTAAAAACAAGCATATACATAAATTTCATTAAATTTTAGTTAGGTTTATATAACTACAAATTATCTACAAAATAAAAAGAGGAGTTAAATAAAATTATAAACCTTTTATTCAATCCCTCTTTTTGATTAAATTTTTTTAAAAGAAATAACCGTTCCTTTTCCTTTGTTTTCATCCAAATATCCTATAGGTAAATTTACTATAGCCTCTATATCTGACTGACATAGTCTGACTTCATCACAAAGTTGTTTCTTAGTCTTAACATGATTATCTATAATTAAATCAATTGCTTCTTTTAATAATAATGGAGATTCACTTTGTAATAAATCATCATATGGCTCATGAGTTCTCCAACCTTTTTTCGCTATTTGCTTCCACAAATAACTTGCTTGATAATCATTTATTATATTTAGTTCTCTTGAACGATATATCATTGCTTGTATAGAAATTTGCCATCTCTTTTTTAAAAGTAAGTAGTAATCTAATGTATGACTAATAAGTTCCTCTGAAAAAGATTTAGCAGGCATTAAAAATGAAGATGCAAAATAGTTAGCTTCATCCTCCATACGCTTATAAACTTCTTTTTTATTAAAGTCTTCTTTTTTTACATGTTTGTGTAATAGATAATGTCCTAATTCATGCGCTAATGTAAACTTTATTCTTGATGGAGTAGACCTTTCATTACCAACAAGTATAAAAAGTTTATTTCCAATCCACCTAGAACAGGCATCTATTGCGAATTCCTCAGATTTTATCAGACTTACTACTATTCCGTGTTTTTCAAATAAATGTGTAACATCTGAAATTGGCCCATCATTTAAATCCCATTGCCTTCTTAATTCAGATGCTATATTTTCGATATCATTAAAATCTGTAGGCATAAAATGTTCTTGGTGGTTTAAATTTATTTCTGGGAGATCAGATTTTGGGAATTCCAGTATTGTCTCCAAATAATCAAATATAATCATCAGCCATGAAATTTTGATTTCATGAATTCTTTTTAACTTTGCAGTTGCATTAGCTTTACTTCTAAAATACACAATTTCTTTTTCTATTTGCCTATATCCATCTTCAAAGAAGTAATCATATGGAAGATTTAATATATTCATGATGCTTAATAGAACTTCAGCAGGTGGTATTGATTTACCATTTTCATATTTGGAGAGAGCTTGATGAGTCCTCAACCCAATTTTCTCTGATAGTTCTCTTATTGTTAATCCCCTTGATTCACGGCCCTCTTTTAACTTATCAGGACAAAAGGATCTATTTACGTTAATTCTTACCCCCATTTTCGTGCACTCCTTGGGCAAAATTTTTAAATCTAACTAATTGTTCTCTTGAAATTTCATTCTTCTGTTTATCTTCTTCTGGTGTGCCAACTAGATGTAATTCTTTAGTAAGATCAATACAACTAAACCATTTTCCGCTTCCATCAGGAACTCCTAAATTTACAAAAGAAACTCTTCTATTAATTTGATGATGTGTAAGCTCTAAATAACCAGGTTCCTCAAAAATTTCTTGTTTATCAAAATTAATATAATACTGATTGTCTCGTTGCAACAGAGATCTGTACATCGCTTTTCTCGCTGTTTTATCTTTACTTTGCACTCTATTTATTGTAATAACTACATTTCCTGTTTGCAGTTCGACATGATAAGCTGATTTGTTTTTATTAGGTACAATTTGAGTTGTAATGTCCTTAAGTATGCCCTTATTTGCTGCTTCATATAAAGTGAACTGAGCAGCTATATTGTCAAGATACCCTATATGCTTTTTCCCTAAAGCCCATTGTAAAAAAGAAATATCTTTTATGGAAGCATCCACTAATTCATAGGCTTGCTGAATCAACGGAACAATTTGTCGCCGAACTCCTTTAGATATCTCTTTATCAATAAATTTCTTCACATCGATTGGCACACCGATATCCATAATAAGCAACACCTCATTTTTAATTTAAGGTTCTACCCTTTGCAACTATTTTACCCTTTTTAGTTGTTTTTGGCAACTAAATAACCGAAATATTGAGAATACAAATCACATTTAAAATATATTCTTAAATCTTAAATTTCCTCTGATAATCATTTAATGTATCTTGTTCAATCCCTATATATCTTAGAGTCTCTTTCTGATCTGTATGATTTAACATCTTTTGTAAAGCAACTACATCTTTAAATTGCTTATAATGATGATACCCATATGTTTTTCTAAGTGAATGAGTCCCTATACGTTCTAACCCAAACTCTTCTGCAGCTTGATTTAAAATTAAATAAGCCATAGCACGAGTAATTGGTTTATTCTTTCCATTCCTACTCTTAATCAGGTATTCATTCTTCGGCTTTCCTTCTGTATAATTTCTGATAGCTCTCTTCAGTTCTGAAGGCATCTTCACATCTTTAATCTTCCTTGTTTTCTTTTCACGTATCACAATATTCCAGCCTTCTACATCACGAACACGTAAGCGTAGTATGTCCGATATTCTGAATCCTGTATTAATACCAAGAAGAAACAGAATATAGTTCCTCTCATTCTGCTTCTTATAGAATTCTTTTATTTCTTGTATTATTTCTTTATCTCGAATCGGCTGTACAATGTTCATACACTTTGCTCCTCTTTTTGCCTACGTGTTTTTAGAAATACCTCTTTCTTTAGATTGAAAGCTAAACGTAATATCGCACGTCCTTTCAACTTATAATACTTTGTTTTACCTATACCTAAATCCATCCAGATATCGGGATCATATCCAATATCATCTTCCATATAAAATTTCACAATTACTTCACGTTCATCATCCTTTAAGCGATTCACAGCATCATATAACCAATTCATAAATTTGTTTCTTTCTTGTTCATACTCTATCCTTTCAATTGCAATATTTTCAGTTGAACTTTTAAACTCGTTTGTAGTTGATGGAGGAACAATAGAATATGATGGTGTCACTTTTGGGAGCATATCACATGGCATTGTTGCTAAATATGTACGATACTCGTTGAATACTTTTTCAATTTCTTGTTTTGTTCTTTTTCCATCCACGATTGGCATTTTAAATGATAATTGTTTATTCATATTTAATTCCTCCATTGTTATTATTTTTGCCTTACTGCTCCACGTCTGCGTTCATAACGTGGTCCATGAACTCCCGTTAACTCTTCAATTTCACGAGTGCTAAATTTCTCTTTTCGTTTTTTCTTCTTCTCTTGATTCGATTGCTTTTTCCATTCACGTAACTGAGCCTTTAATCCCTTCATTTCCCCATCTCCCTTTTCAAAATAAAAAGGACACCTATTCCTAAAACAGCTTTAATTGCTGTTCTAAAAATTGGTGTCCTCTAGTTTTCTAGCCGGACTATATTTTTTGTACGAAAAAACTATTATCTTACTTGTCTGTTCATTAAAAACTTAAAGACACATAAATTTATTACACTTTAAAATTAAACTTTATTTTATTAATCCTGCATTTTCAACTTCTTCTAAATCTTCCATTAAAAATTCTAGATCTATAAGTGAGTGTAATGCTATAAATAACCTTAAAGCATCCACTCTTTTCCATTGATTTGGATTATCACGTCCATGTAACACCCAATTTCGATTTATTATATCAAATCGAGAAGTTCTTTTATCAAAATCCCCGTATCGGAAGATAGTACCAATGAACTCTACAATAGAAGAGTAATAAATAATATAAGTTTTATCTGATTCTATTTCACGCTTCACTTTTTTATATCTCCTTTTAAGCGAAACCTGGTCATTAGATTGTACAATTTTTTTATATCTTGGTGAAATAAGTGAGTTAGCAACCCCTTCGAAAATCGTAAATAAATTAGGAATTACTATTAAATAATTTCCCTGTTCATAGCTTTCAAAACATTGGACAAGAAGTGTTCTCCATTCAAAGGTAAGATCATGATTAATAATATCAGATTTTAATTCTTCGAAAACTTTTTTGTCTAAGTGAAATTTTTCTATTAAATTATCAATTTTACTTATATCTGAAATACGGGACATTTCTATGTGGTCCCTTATATCCATCAACATAGGAAGCGTCCAACCTTTTTTCCCTAAAGATTCTGCCGCTTCTTTCCACTCTTTTTCTATACCCTGTAAGTCTATATTTTGCAAAGGTTCGAAGGCTTTTCTTAACAATTGAGTATACTGTTCTTGGAAATCATTAAATATCTTGAACACATCTGCAAATGCATCTGTATAAGAAAATACTATTTTTTGCTTTTTAAATTCTTCGAGAACAAGCTTTTTCTTTTCTTGAATATCCATTCCGTATATCCCCTTTTATTGTATAAAGTATAGTTTTGTACAACTATGATTTAATAACAATATTATCATTTCTTCTTTAAATCTTCATTGTTTCCACCGTGTTTCAATACATGACTTTTTAATGAAGAGATTATTTTGTTCAAAATTAATTCCCTTCAAGCAAGGAAATTCTATATAATGTAATTAACAACTATAAGGAGATGTAGTAATTGCTAACATTTTTGTACATAATAACTTTTCTTTATATTATATTTTTGATTTTTTATTTAATATTCAATTATATAAAAAAGGAGAAACTTAAAAAAATTCATATAGAAGAACTTCGCCAATCAAATATTTATGAGATTGATTGTATGAATGGGCGACAATTTGAAGAATACTTGAGTTACTTATACGAATTCTTTGGATACCAAACAGAAGTTACAAAAGGATCTGGTGACTTTGGAGCTGATTTAATCCTAAAAAATAATAACGAAACAATCATTGTGCAAGCAAAACGTTATAGTAATAAAGTTAGCCTCCAAGCTGTTCAAGAAATCGTTGCAGCAAAAAAATACTATAATGCTAACCATGCATGGGTTGTAACTAATAACTATTTCACAGCACCAGCACGTAAGTTAGCTGATGCTAATGAAGTTTTACTTATAGATCGTGATTTACTGATAAAATTAAGTGTACAAATGAACCGTCAAACTAATCAGCAACCGACAGACTTAGAGCAGAGCAGCTATTAATAACTGACTGCTCTTTTATTTTAAAAGGATTATTTTGTTAAGTTTCTACAAAATGGTGATTGTTATATAATTAAATTATTAAAATATTAGGTGGTGATGTAGATGACTGAAACAATCCGAATTGCTCTTTTCACTCTTGTAGGAATCAGTGCTTTATTCTCTGTAATTAAGGAATTTCAAAAACCAGAAAAAAGAAAATTTTGGATTACATTTGAAACTTTAGTGCTAATCGGGGCAGCCTGGATGTTAATAGGACTTCTCATGTAACCTACATAATTAGTAACCCCCTGAATAAAACTCAATATTCCGTTAATACTGTAGACAACCCATTTCGAACCATATTCCATTACCTGAGCAGTTAGCTTTTGCTAGCTGCTCTTTTATTTCCTTCCTGCTCTTGCTTCTTAAAGAATTCTTTAACTGCGTTTTCCCAATAAGTGCACATTATCCATTCCTCCTCGAATAAATTTCTAAATCTTGTCCATACTATAAATACACTTGAGTTCTGAACTTCCTTCTTAATGCTTTTCTGGAGAGCAGTTAGCTTTTGCTAGCTGCTCTTTTTACGTTTTAAGTGAATAAAATTCTAAACATTGTCTAACACTGTAGACAAGACTTTAAAAAGTCGATTTCTCCCACTCTAGCTTTCTTGGTCGAGAGCCGAGCGGTTAGCAAAAGCTAACTGCTCTTTTTTAAATTGAAGGTTTTCTATAACATAATTTATCTGTTTTATGATTAAACTTTCATGATTCTATCTATACTAAACTTGGGCTTTATAGCTCAAATAATCTTTCATTCACTTGGCGGACAGTTTATTTATTAAATTGTCTGCCTAAGCCATTTAATAATCCAGCTTTATATTAAAATGAAATTTCTATTAAGATCATTATTATTTCCACATAATACTTTTAATTCTGCTTATACTATAGCTGTAACTTAAAGTTACATATCATTTACTTGTAGGGCCTAGTTTCTTTTGTGCAACAGGTAGTTAGCTCATTAAGCTAGCTACTTTGTTGTGCAAAATGAAGTTTTTATTTAGTTTTCTTTCCTGCATAACATTTTCAAATCTGTTTATACTATAAATGTAACTTGTGGTTACAATTTGCGTATCCATGTGGAATAGTATTTACAGCAGGCAGTTAGCTACTTTAGCTAGCTGCTTTGTTGTGCAAAAGAAAGATCTGCACATGTATTCAGTTCATCAACTGGGCATTGAGAGCTGACACTTTTAAGAGGCTCTTTTAATTTGCACATAATTTCCAAAGTAAAATCCATACTATCTTTAGGTCTTAACATCCAAAATCCCCATTTCGGCCCAAGACCTAATCAATTACCCATCTCCCTTCCTTGGGGCGAAGCAGTTAGCGAAAGCTAACTGCTTTTTTTCACAAATTAATTAGATTAGACATATGTTAATACTGGTTATGATTAGTATTACGCCTACCTCTCAAGAGCACTTATATACAGTGCTCTCTTCTCACATAATTTTCAAACTCACATTAATATTGCTTACATACCAACTAAAAAGTTTTTGGTTTTACTGCCCACTTCTTACACATATCTTAATATTGAAGGGTGTTTATCTACCGAGTTACCTCCTTATCGAAGAACACTCTTTTAGGTGCTCTTTTTTCACGTTGCATAATTCTTTTACACTTGTATAAACTACAGATAGTTTCATTTTTGAGACACACACACTCTGTCTTAACAAGCTTCAATGGCGCAGTTAGTCCTTTGTTAACTTTTCTGTCGGTATTGTTGTCACCTTATAATTAGGTGCTCATACATTAATATTGAACGACAACTCATAGGACATTGAACTACCTCTCCAAGGGCACTTTTCGTAGTGCTCTTTTTGATTTAATATCAAATAGCGTTTTTGTTCAGTTTTCTTCCTCTTCTTCATCACAATTACATTCATCAATATACTCTCTACAAATAATGCACCAATTACCTTCCATTTCTTGTTCTCCCTTTCTCTCAAATAACGATTTTATTAAAACTTTTCACCTTTTAACTGGACAAGCATATATTATTGTATGGAGGAATCCACTCATAGAAATCTATCTTTCTTGTCAAAGAGCATGCTTACATGCGTGCTCTTTTTGAATGCATTTAAAGATTTCACATTTATTAGAAATGGACATACAATAATCATGAACATCTCATTATTAATCATTTAGTATCCTTCCCGATACAATTCTTAGTCATTGAGCGCCTTTTTCCCAAGGCGCTCTTTAATTTTCAAATAAGGATTTTATTAAATAACTGAATAAAATTAAACATTCCGTCAATAATAACCACAATACAATCTGCTTCTTACCCAGGTTGTATCGGATGGAGCAGTTAATGCAAATAACTGCTCTATTTTAATTTTCATTACATAAACTTGATATTTTTGTCTTATACTATACAAAACTCACGAAATATTTATACTCCTTAAATTCGTGGATGTAATGTTCTTATAGCAGTTAGCCTATGCTAGCTGCTCTTTTCTATTGGGTTGAAAATAAATTTTAGGTCTTATTTCTT